TAGTTCTGTTTCTTATCAAAGGTCCATCTTTTGCCATTGTAAGTCACAGTGCCATCTAAATTAATCGGCAACTCTTTTAATGAGTAGTCATAGATTTTTAGAACATTCCCGTTCTTATCGAGATCAGCGGGTAGATTGCAAGTATTTTCCATTCTGCCCGCTTCCGAAACCATGATCATGACTTGCGACATCACAAGGCCCTTACACAAATAGAGACGTTCACATTACTATTAACCGTGTGAGCTGTGCAACCTGAGAAGATTAAGCACAGCATTGTGATGATCGATGCAACTTTTGTACGTTTACACATAAACTTAAGCGATCCGGTTATTGATCCAGCCATAGAAAAATTGCTCTTGTGTGGGATTACGCTCACAAATTTCAATATAGCGTTGCCCTTGCATGATATTAAGAACACGCACCAGGACTTTTTCGCCGTCTTTTCCACGCTTGGCCAGATAAGTTTTGAGTGCATTAAGAGTTGCTGGACCATAAATTCCGTCAACTGTTAAATCTGGCCAACCTGCTTTACCTTGATTGTTTAGTAAGTTCAAAGCTCGTTGTAAAAGAGGTTTTGCAAATCCAGTTCCACAGTTAACACCAGTATCTAAAAGTTCTTCAGCAACTGCTGAACTGATTGTATTCACTTGGTCAAAACGCGGAGCTGTCCAGTACTGCTTTTTATAAATGGCTTTGGCCACATCAAGCGGTAAATCTCGCATATTGCCCTTAAATCCGTTTGCTCGAGCAACTGCTTCAGTAATACCGTATTTAGTAGCACCTCCTCGATCGGCTGGGTTATTGACGTAGCCGCCTTCACGTTTAATTAACTCTTCAAGATATTGTTCAATGTTCATTTCACTTTTCCTTAGATAATAAAAAACCGCCCGAAGGCGGTATTAACTGTTCGTAATATCGTTTTTGGCTTTCTTAACTTCTTTAAGTACTTCAATAATCGTCTTACCTTCCTGTTTGTTAATAAAGTTAAATATCCAGCGGACTAAAGCCCAACCGGGTAAACCACAAACAAAGAAGAATCCACCAAGTGCAATCATCCCCCATATATCAGTAACCCATTCATGAAGCCCCCACTTCACAATAATGAATGAACCACCTGCCAAACTTGATACAACCGTACAGATTAAACCTACAGCCCACTCTTGTGGTGAACGCGGCATACGTGTCATTAATACAACTGCTACAACCAAGCTCGCAGCCAAAGCCACCACAATTGCAAACCCATAAAATTTTAATAATGCTGTAAAACCGCTAGTAGAAACTGGTTCCATTTATTTCTCCAGATATTTTTAGACAATAAAAAAGCACCCGAATTGGGTGCTCAAAGTTCTCTTAAGGTTTAAAGGGTTTGTAAGATTTTCCCTCCGTTAATCAATTGAGTTGTTAGAGGTGCCACCCCAACAATTGCAGGTCCACCCGGTCCCGGCTGACCTTCAGTTGTGCCATGGTATTTCCAGTTCCATGTTCCATCATTGGTAGACTTGGTACCACGTTCGCCCCAGTTTCCGCCATCCCCTGATAATGGAGATCCATAACGGTCATTTTGGGTTCGGTAACCTTTACCGGGCACTGCAGCTTCAGCATCGGTTACTTTGACAACCATAAAGTCACCATTTAAGTACCAACGCCAGTCTTGCGAGTCATTTGAAATGGACTGTCCCGTCATGACCCGTCCAAATGGTGCACCAGCTCCACCGGGTATACCTTGGACTCCATATGTTAACTCAGTGTAAATACCGCTTGGTGTTGCGCCGCCACCAGATCCGCCTCGAGCCAGAGTTCCACCATCAATAATCAGATTTAGTTTACTGTGCCGGTTCAACAAACCGGGTGCTCCCTGATACCCATCACGGCGGGTTTTGGTAAAGTTATAATCCGGATCGGTAGACCATGCACCAAATGCCAAATGTGGCAATCCTCCATCACCACCACGTCCAACAACAGCACCTTTAATCGTCAGATTTACCACCAGATCGGGCGGGAACTCCCCTGTATCTATCGCCGGTAATTCTGAGGCAGCTGGAACGATATACTCTCGTTTTGCAGGACTAGATTTATAGTCGAATTTATAGACAAATCTGGTTTCCGGTCGATAAGAACTTGAACTTGAAACCAGTGCACCTGCTTCAACTACAAAACTGATTTCGCCAGTCGTTGGTAAATCACCTCTTTGCATCTGATACAAACGCACCAGATTTATATCCAGCTGGTCATATCGAATGTAAATCGGTGAATCATCTACTGGCACATCAATAAAGTCCTTGTCATTGAGGTAATAACGTTCATCGTAATTAATTGCCGTAATGGTATTAGAGAACTGGTCAGCAGGTTCTCTTTTTGCAACCAGATAAGGCAATGAGCCTTTAGTATCGTCATTAACTACCGTGTAGATAGTATTCACAAAGTCATCGGGACTAAGCTTTAAGGCCCCGTTCGGTAAACGCCCTAAAACAACTTTGTTCTTGGCTGAACCCGGTGTAATAGGAATTAGGTCCACGGTACCATCCCCCATTTGCAGATAGATCACATAGCTCTTGCCTGCAATGAAATCTACATCATGGCTTAAGGTGAGGATTAAACCCTCTTGCTGTACCACTTCCCCGCTTTGATGAATACCATTGCGATAATCTGCTACAGCAATACGGTCACGTAGCACAAGCAATTCAGACTCAGGCGCCGCATCAAAGGTGATGGATTTACGTTGAAACCGAAGCTTGTTCCAGATCCGGTACGCATTAAAATGAGCTTGCCACTTGTTTCGTACCCCAACGGATTTCACTTCTTTCGGGTTCTTTGCTCCTTTGTCTGGCAAATAGATATTGATACGACTATCGTCGGTCGGATCCGTGTATTCATAGATCAGTCCATCGTAGTCATCCATCACGCCAAAGGTTAGATCATGCTTGTAACTATCTGGAATGATATTCCTGAAGTTAAACAGCATTACCGAGTTATCAGTTGGCCGTTCAAAATAAAGCTTGAGCTTGTTGTTTTGTCGATAAGCGGTACAAAAAACTGCATCACATAGATTGGTGACCAGCTCTTCAAAAGACAGGTTTGTATCATCAATCGTAGTACAGAACTCAGCCGCAAGTGGTGTACCAAAATAATCAACTACATCGTTATAAGTCCGATAGATATTTTCCAGATCTATTTCGTCGATCGTACGGCGGCCTATCTTGTCATCCAGTGCCATTGAAACCAATGCATCAGCAAAGCTTGATGTTGGAAATAGCTCTGTCGTCATTGCGCCGTTTTTAAAAGTCGGTAACATCCGCTGAAGATCAAAATTGATCTTGCGGGACTTAACAGATAAAGCTCCAGTGGTTGCATAAGTGCGCGCACGAAAAACCGTTTCATGTTCATACACTGTGCTTTGCAAAGGATAAGCACCATAAAGCGCCTGCCACTTTACTTCATCTACTACCGTTGTAACCGCCGGTGTTGGTGTTAAACGACGTGCACGGACACTACAGCGACCTTGAAATGTCACCATATCCAGCGTTGCGCCAACTGTCTGACGTGACTTTGCCGAACCCTTTAGAATGATCTGCTTTAGCATTGGATTACCAATGGCTGCACCCGATTCATTTACCGGCGTTACTTCTACTTCAATCGTGACGTTTACAGCTCCCTGATTTCCACCTGAAGAAACTGTGTAAAGTCCATTTGTGGCCACAAAGTTACATAGCACCCGACTTCGTTCGACATTGTCCAGAATGAATGGACCAATCCACTTTTCACCTATTGAACTGATCTTTGGTGATAAAGCTGCTGTTTGCTGGTTATTTAACTCTTTAAGCTTTAACCAGTTAGCATTAACGGCCGCCGGATTTGATAACGTCATTCGATCATCAGCTACCGATAGAACACTGTAAGTGCCGTTTAAATCATAAGTCTGGCCGTTAAACGTGAATGAGGCATTCGTGATTTCTACGCGGTCATTACTTACAAACTTAGTGGTTAAATCTGTGTTGTTTGCCGTTGCCCGAAGAATCTCGTTTGGATATGCAAAATGAAGGTAGTTCGTACCTTCTAAAGATTGTGTATCAGCAGGACGTAAAACTTGGCCATTAACAGAAGTTTGATGCTGAACTGTTAAGGGTGGAGTTGTAATTTCGGTACCAAGCGAGAAATATGGCTCACCCGAGACAATATCGACACCCGGTCGAAAGACTTCTACCGATGCGCCGGCAATATCAACAATGTTGGTTTCACCGTCATATGCACCGTTAATTTTATAGTGACCACGACCAATACAACCAACAACATGCTCTACTTCGACATTGTTTTCATATACCTTGTAAGGCACAGTAATCAGATCAGGGGTATCGTGAGCGGCACCATAAATATCTGCGATACGACCATTTACGCGAGTTTTATTTTCACGGTTTGATAATTCGTTATTTGCAGACGAGGATTGATTGTTATTCTGGTTGGTTTGGGTAATTGAGGGCACAGGCATTAATAATGCAACAGCCACACCCATAACTATAGAAGCAACCGCTATCCAAGCTAGAGTTATGGGGTCTATACCCTTGGGATTCTCAATTACAATGAAAGTGCCTGGCAAGAAATCGAGCTGCTTTAATTCATATGCATTCTTCGGTGTGACTTCATTCGCAAATGAAATTTCCGCATGATCCATATTGCTTATGGTATGAAAAATACGGACATGCTCAGGCATATGGTCATATTTTGAAGTAAGCCATTGACCCAAAGTTTCAGCATGTTCAATTGTTTTGTCTTCGGATAAAGGGTCTTGTTTATAAATAATCTTAATCATAGAAACTCACACGATTAAATCCAAATGCTTGAACGACTTGAATTGGCATCCATGAAACGCCTGATTCCTGCAAATGCAAAATACGCCCCAAACGAAAAAGCCCCACATGTGGGGGCTTGTTTCGGTATCTAGAGTGAAAGGCGACTATGCAGCCTTCCTTGGGCATGGGCAATGGATTTAGTAACTTCAATCTTGATGGCAGAAATACCTTCTCTTTGACGGGCTTCATAAAAAACTCAAGCGCCTCTCCTCGATCAATATCATATAGATCCATTGCAGCTTCATGCGCGAAGTGAACACAGTTGTAGTGTTCCTCGTCATATTGCTTATCGAGCAAATGATCGTGACTCTTCATATAGCCCCCTTCAAACCACTAAAACGATCAAGCGAAAAGATATCTCCAGTCTTCGCAGTATTTAATCTTGGTGATTCAGCCTTGAATGTCACAGCTTTATGGTTCATTGCAACACTGGAGAGTTGCAGTCCGAGTAAATAAAACATTGGAGAATTCAGATTGTCTGAACTGTAAATCCGGTAATTTACTGTTGG